GTCTCTACTAGATCAGGGTCTTTCCCTATGTTAGCTCTAGAAGTAAACGGTGTAGGTTTAGCTCTTTCCTTTTCATCAACCAGTGATTCTGGTTTACTGACTTTAGGCAGGGGTTTCTTACGCACCTTCTTCGGGCGACTGGCCTTGAATTGTTCCATCTGTTAGTTGATCTTTTGTTTCTTTAATCATTTCACCCATTGCTTCATTCTTACTTGGGTCCATCATTGGAGAGTTAGCGAATTGTCCAGCTTGCTTGAGCATCTCTTGCTGTTGCATCTGTTGCATCTGTGCTTCCTTCTCTTGAGCCATAGTCTCAGGTGTCTTAACTAGGTTAAGTACATCTATACCTTGAGCCGCTGCGAGTCGTTTAACATACTCACCTGGATCAAGGAACTTAGCCATGATCTCTGGTCCCATAGTTTGAGCAAGAGTTTGAGCGAAAGTAACTAGACTCTCTTGATCTTGTCCTCTACCAATAGCATTAACTCCAGCAACAATAGTAGGATGTACGATATCCTTAGGTATCTTAGGTATCTCTCTATTGCGTTGTAGTATATGTAATGTTCTATCAAGATAAGGTATCAAGAATTCAACTGTAAGTAAACTGAAGAGTCCACCTAGCTGTTGTTCTAATTCCATCTGCGTGAGGCGTACCTCTTCCGCAGTAGTTCTCTCACTTTGTCTAACCTGCAACACAAGGAACGCATCATTTATTCTACGCTCAAGTGCTTGCATTTGTTCTTGCGCTGTTCTGAAATCAGCAGTCTTGCCTACCTGTACAACACCTACATCATCAGGTCTACCCTGAACGATTGCACCGTTGCCAGCATCGGCAATTGTTTTAGGTTTAGTAGTTGAGCTTGGTGATACCAAGAATACTACCTTAGCTGCTGCAGCTGAACCCTCTACGAGAGCTTGGGATAATCCTTCTAGAGATCTAATGTCTCCTAAGAACTCTTCGACTCTGCCCCTTCCGTAATCTTCTCCGTCTACAGTATTGAATCTCAATACCAACCAGGGAGATGCATTCTTTGGAGCAGTGCTGCGACTGCCAGGAAGTATGTTATCAAATGCTTCTTGATGCCATACCCATCTACCATTTTTATCATATCGGACGTAGGTGTATACCTCAACGTCTTGATCATCAGATCCTGTCTTGTGACCGTCATCCCCTGGGGAATTAGGTAAAGGTACTGGCAGATCTTCACCAAGTATCTTTCGACTGATTAGTTCCTTCGTTACGATCTCACAAATGTTTCCGTTACCATCACGATTAATCACGTAACGATTGAGGGGATAATTTTTGAGACCATCTTTACCCATAAATATCAATGCGTTCCCAGAGACAATCAAATGTTTGAGTGCCTGATGAACAACAACTCTATCACTAGAGGCATTGATGTAATCCATTACCATCCTTTCCATCTTAGCAAAGGACAGGTCTAGTTCACTTCTTATTTCAGGTGGATATTCTACACCAATTTTATCATCTCTTATCTGCAGTTTGAAGAAGCTAGTCTGTGGTGGTAGCAGTGCAAGCATAAGCTTTGCTGCTAAATTCACTGTAGCTTTAGCTCCAACAGACTGCCATGGAGTATGTAACTTCTGGTGTTCAGGTCGTGAACTTAAATCTTCTTGAACTAAATAGGGCAGTGTTAATCTAGAACACTCAACTGCGGTATGAAGGAACTGTGTTCTACCTCTTGTTAGTTGTGTGTATCTATCACGTGCTTTCATTAGTATGCTTTGTTAATTTTAGCTGACTGCGCTGTTGCAGTTGGTCCTCTATTAGCTTGTCGTTTAGCTGCTTGCTGAGACCTTTCATTAATGTTCTCCACTTCCACATTGTTCACCTTATCTTGTGGAGACTCTGGACCTGGCGGTATAAATCTTCGTGGTGGTGGTCTATAAGTAGGGGCTGCTGACCCTCCTCCTCCTAAACACATAATAAATTCCTATGGTACGTTGACTCCGCCTTCTGGTCCTTGAGGCATAGACTTAGCATCAATGGCAGAGAATTGTTTGACGCCTTCTTTAGTTTTCTTGATTTCCAAAGCTTTCTTTTTCTTTGTATCAATTAATTCCTCATCACCTGTCTCTTCTTTAATCTTTTCTGGCTCTACATATTCAGGTGCTTTTTGAGCAGCTTTAACAGTAGGCGCCACATTCTGACGCACTGGTGGTGGCGTCGGTGCTTTTGGCGGTGAGAATAACGCTCCTACACACATTAGTTTTCTTCCTCTAATAAATTTCGTATATATTCTACCACGCTGGCTTGACCTGCACGGTACATGATCGATTCGATCGGTTCTTTAGGGTGGACGGGGTTCCATTTGAAATGATCCTCCACCTGTTGGAACAGCTCATCTACACGTTCGTTGTGCAGCTTAAGCGTATTTAGGGAGATTGACATTGCTATGTTCGAAAAAAGCTGGCATACGGGCTCGTTTAGTCTCAGAAAACTCAGGAGCTTTCCCTTCATACATCAAACGATCGCTCGCATCCAGCCAGAATTTTTTGTCCAAATATTTATCGTAGGTATTTATACCTAGAGGTTGAAGAACCCAGTTAATGGTGGCTTTCCTAAGTTTATCCAGAGAAGGAGAAGGAGATAAACCCAACTCAGCACATACAAGGCTATTCGTTCCGACATGGATCTGCTCGTCCCTGGAGATATCGGCAGATACAGTGCGAAGAGCAGCGCACCCATTAAACCTAAAGAAAGGGAGTAGAACGAAGAAGATGGCCCGTTCTGCGACCAAAGCTTTGGTAATTGTATGGTCAGGGTGTGCAATCCAGGCATCTCTTAATAACTTCCCCTCATTTTCATCTTTATCATTGACATTATGTATATCTGCTATATATCCCAATGCGAGGTCATGCCTTTCCTCGTCTTCAACATTTGATTCAAGGAGTTTCCTGGCATTACTGGGAACAGTCTTCTCCAAGCCCTCACGAATGAACGCTCCAACAGGGAGCTCCATATGACGTATTGAGAGCGCACGGAGGATGGTTTCTTCGGCACCTTTTTTTACCTCTCCTTTGGTGGGTTTTACGGGTGACCACTTACGTTTGCGGTCGAGTAGTTTATCATAAGGATGTTTTCTCATTATTCTTGACAGTCACAGGTTATAGGCTCGTTTCCGAGAATATCCTGTAAGTAATCATCGACTTCAGACTTTTCTAATGCTGCATACGCATCGCTCTTATCTTGTACATCGCCCATTACTTGCAGGGAGTAGTAAAGGGAGGTCTGGGGTGAAAGTAACCACTCTTCCACGAAGTTCCTGTCGTATGTTACAACATCACTCCAGCTATTAAATGAATAGCCGTGAAGAAGTCCCGTTTTTTCTAACATAATCATGATGCCATCAGCGACACTCTTGTAAGCATCCCATCCGACTTCACTAGCGATTTCTACATCGCCGTAATCATAGTGTTGTACACCAAAGGTACCACTATCTCTATCTACACTCCTAGCTATAGGAGGTGCTATCTCAGGAGTAGCTGTAAAGCCATCCAAATCCTCACTCTTATAGGAGCATGAGGCAGTGGGAGCTATAGCAAAAGCTCTCACCATATTATTATTTTTTGCTATATATGCAGCACCTTCAATAGCTTTCTTTAAACTCCAAACTACTTCATGTGCTTTATCATCTGTTATAGCTTCATTGTTATTTAATTGTGCTAAGGCTTTACCGAACTCAGCATATGTTAAGCCACATCGTCTGAGGAAGTTGGCCATGCCAAGCATTCCGAGCCCGACTTGCCTATCGATGTCCGAGGGTAAGTACTCTCCAGTCCCTCCAACACCTGTTCTGCCATGGAGATCGCACAGCTCGGACATACCTTGAGCGAAAGCCTTTTGTAAGTCCCGTGGTTCACAAGCTGAGAGATTGATATGCTGGAGCAAGCATGTTCCTCGTGAGGGCAGGTAAACCTCAAGACAGACATTGCCGTATATTCTTTGTCCTTTGTCATCGTATTTTATTTTGTTGAGCCAGATGTCACCGGACTTAATTCCTTCAAGGATGGCGTCTTTAACTCTGTTGTCGGTACTATTCCAGAGTCCGGCATCGAGATCGACGCATCTTTTAATCCACGGAGCATCATGCCTTTCCAGCTGCACGAACTCAAGAATATCGGGGTGATTAATATCCAAATGGGTAACCACCGCACCGTTCTTATAGTGGCCACCACGTCTAAGTGTTTCATTTAATGTTGAATAGATTTTTGCAAATGATACTGGGCCAGAAGCTGTAAGACCTTTTCCGTTTTCACTTCCTTTGGGTCTGAGCTTAGATAAATGGACCGCAACCCCTGCTCCAAATCTGAGTCCATGGCTGACGTATCTCCAACTTGCTTCGATTCCATTTTTTCCCTCCATTGAGTCTTCTACTACAAAAACAGTGCAACTCACTGGAAGTCTTGATTCTGGGTTATCCAGCCATGACTGGACCCGACCAGTGCGGGAGATTAGTTCTGCTGTCATATTAAATCAGATAGATCAGGTGGTTTATAATCTGGTCCTTTAAGAACCTTTCCATCTTCTCGGTATATTGGTTTACCGTCCTTACCGAGCTTGGACATATTACTTTTATGTACTCTGTCTAATGCTTCGTCTAATAACCAACCCATATTCTCAGCATATTGGTAGCATACATAGATTAAATCAGCTAATTCTTTTAGTGCACGTTCTTGATGGTTCTTTCCATGCATGAATAGAAAGCCTTCTTCTTCTAAGAATTCTTTAAATTCTTCAACAATCAGACTTTTCTGATACGATCGCTTGGTACGATCTGTCCCGTTCTTTAGGTTGTATCTCGATCGGAATTCCTTCGCCTGATCTGATAAAAAGGTTTTCTTCATGGTGGAGTTCGTTTTCTAAATAATGGATAGCTTTTTCTAAATCTTGTATCTTGCTATCTTTGTAACCTGCTCTGCAGATATATTTAATAGCATTACCGAGGTGGAAGTTTAGTCCTTGTTCTCTAATAAAATCCCAAACATCGCAGGAACCTCGTTGATAGTAGTCTGGACCTTTGGCCATTTTTCAACTAAATTTAAGAGTGAATTTGTTAATACGAAGTTTTGCCTTTGTAATGCTAGGAATACAGTAACAACATCTTCGTACTTAGCTTCACCGCTTTTTAGTCTGTCTTCTATCAACCTCATCTGGAGATCCTGTTCCATCGTTAATTTTGTAATCGGAGGTGGGGGTCCAAAGCTTGGGTTCTTTTTTGTCGAAGTCATAATCATCAACGGTAAGTATACGTGCTAATCTAGCATTAGCGAGAGCTGTTACTTGAGTGTAACCTTTTTCTTCAAAGGCATCAACAACTGTTTTCCATGAGTAACCTTTCTCTTTAAAGAGAGCTTCCGCTCTTTTGACTCCAATACCAGGGACGCCTGAATATCCATCAGTCTGATCACCTGCCATTGTTTGGATTAGATGCCATTTAGCACCTTCCTCCTTTTCGATTGTGAAAGTTTGCTCAAAGTTATATAGTTTGCCAGGAATTTGTTTCATATCCTTATCAGGAGAAACAATCATATTACCTGGATATTTTGTAGCATATACGCCCATTGTATCATCAGCTTCGAGTGTAGGTTTAATAATAACCTTATACTCTTTCTTTAATTCCTCAATGACACGTTTATAGCCACATGGTTTTTTTCTATTTCTATGCCCTTTGTATTCAGGCAGAATTTTTTTTCTAAAATTTTCACTGTCTGAAAAGAACAGTATCATAGAAGAGAATGACCCAAATTTGTTTTCAAGCTTGGAAAGTTCTCTCTTTGTTGCACGGTATGCATCGCTAAAGTTAGAAGTGACAAGGATAACATCGTTACCAAAGTCCACCTCAGTCTCTGCAGCAGCGCACGACTTATATACGATGAAGTCCGCATCTATTAATAATTTCATACATTAATGTGTGTCGGCCCATGTCAATCCATCCTTTGCTTCTGCACCTACGGGTATTCGCATATTGTAATACTCGCCTGCTTCAGCAGCGGAGAGAACAAGAAGAGATTTGAGATCATCAACA